ATAGTCACATTTGTGAAGCATTAGAGTATTTAGCAACAAAGTACGCAAGAGTTTCAAAAGTACCCGATTCATCACGTGAAACAAAATCATACGCTATATATACCGGCTCATTTATGGGTTACTAATCAATGATAGATATCACTTCAGAAGCAACTAACAAAGACAAGCTACCCGTCAAAAAGACAAAGAAACAGCGCGGTGAAAAATACGACGACCCTGAAAAATTATCTGATTTAGAAGATTCTGAGTTGTTGGTTAAGCTAAAGAAGTGGATTGATGAATCTTATAGTTACAACCAACGATTTATAGAGATAGCTAGACAGCACATATTCTTTCTATACGTTGACCAATGGGCTCCTGAATGGCGTAGAACACGTGAACAACAAGGTGTTCCAACCATGCAATTCAATCATATTAGAGTTGAACTTGACTCAATGATGGGAGAGTACAAGAAGAATATCCCCGATGTAATTCTACGTTCTAAGACTGATCCGCAAGATAAATTAGACTGGTTAAATGGATTAGCAAAGCAAATCTGTTACAGCTCATCTGCTGAAAAAAAATATTCGATTGCACTTAGAAGTTCTCTTGAAGTTGGATGGGGATTTCTGAAAGCTATGGTTGCCTATGAAGATAATGATTCATTCAATAAATGTATTTTGATTGATACAAATCAAGATTTCCAAGTTGCTTTTTGGGATCCTTGCGCTATTGAAGATACAGCAAGCGATGGAGATTTCTGTGGCGATTACAACATCATGGCCATGGACGATTTCAAGCGTAAGTTTGACATGGAAAATCCAATTAGCACGGGACAAACAGCTAACTATTTCAACTGGCAAACCAGGGATAGTATTACTATTGCTAATATTTGGTATAAAGATTATTTCAAAAAGACAATTGTTAAGTTATCGGACGGTCAAGAGTTAGAATCGAGTGAAGCTAAGAAACTCATTATTGAAAGAGATAAGTTACTAGAAACTATCAATATAGACGAACTAATGATGATCGGCATGGAAGTTCCAGAACCATTAGAAATTGTAGCTGAACGCGATGTCATGGATTACAAAATAAAACATGTGCGTTTTGTCGAAAACGGAATTATTGAGAAAGCCGATTGGCCCGGTAAATATTTACCCATTGTGAGAAACATGGGTGAAAAGACAGTTATCGATGGTGAACCAACTCCTATCTCTTATATTCAAGATATTAAAGATGCGCAAATGCTCTATAACTATCAGATGAGTGAAATAGCCAGAGGACTGGTTAATACACACAAATCTAAAGTTATGGCAACTCCCGCAATGACGAAGGGGTTTGAGCAGCAATGGCGACAACCTAATCAAGTTCAAGGAGTATTAAATTACAATCCTGATCCAACTGTTTCTGGTGGAAAACCAGAATTTATCGATCCAATCCCCTTCAATCAATCTCTTTTACCGCTTCAACAAATAACCTCGCAAGAAATGAATACGATTATGGGTCGTTATGAAGAAAGCCGAGGTCAGGAATCTAATGCGATAAGCGGTATATCAGTACAGAAAAGAAAAGAAAGCTCAAATCATGTTATTACTAATTACATATATAATCATGAGAAAGCGATTGAACATTTATGGGTAATCATAGTTGATCTCATGCCGCATATTTATTCAGAAGAGAATAGAGAAGTAGAAATACGTGATGACAAGGGTATGCCAAAGCGCATTATACTTAATAGACGTACGGGTAAGATGAAGTTTCCAAAGAATATGGAAGATAGTCTAGATGGTTTCATGGAAGGAATGGAAGAAGAGATAGAACACAAAGTAGACCATGATTCTTATTCTATTGAGATTAAAGTAGCAGGTAGTTTTGATGAACAGCGTGAGAAGTCATTGGAACTAATGATGGGTGCTGGCGCTGCTTATCCTCCGTTATGGCCACTCATGGTAGACATATTCATGGGAGAAACTGGGTTAGAGAAATCTAAGATATTAGAAGAACGCTGCAAAACATTATTGTCACCGGAAATTAAAGCTTTAGAAAATGGCCAACCCCCACCAGAACCTCCTCCAAATCCAATGATGCAGGTTGAACAAGGAAAGATTCAAATAGAAATGATGAAGGCTGAAATATCTAAAGAAGAGATACAAAGTAAGGTTCAGATGAATATGCTCAATGCTGAGCTCGAAAAAGAGAAGATCATCAATGAGCGTTTAAAGATTGAGATGGAAGCTCAGATGAACCATATTGATTCATCCGTATCTTTAGCGGAAGCACAAGCTGACTTACAGAAGATACAGATCAAATCTGAAGCTGATGTACACAAAGGAAAGTTAGATTTGGAAAAAGCAAACGTGGTTCATAATACGCATAAGATGAAACAGATTGATAAGTTATTTGACAACAAAGAGACACAACAATGACAACATCTGAACGTATGAAGTTATTGTGGGAAGACATTGTTAAATTATGTCCACACATCTATGTTGAAGATAAAATATATTCTACTAACAACCAAGAGAGTAAAGCATGACAGATCAAGAACAAACAATTGCTACAGAAGTTTTAGACAATTCACCTAAACCTGAATCAACTCCTTCTGTGATTGAAGCCGTTGATAACGTAGCAGATGAAACAATTAACACTATAGATAATCCAGATTTAACAACTCCACCTTCGAAAGAGGATGAAGAAGTAACGTTAGACAATGTCGAGTTACCTATAGAAAAGAAAGAGTTAACTAATTCAGATTATATTTTAAAAAGAAAACAAGACAAGATAGAACGAGAAAAAACAAAACTTATTCAAGAGAAAAATGCCGAAATAGAAAGATTAAAACAAGCGCACGAAGAAGCGAGTAAAAGAGCATTTTTAGCAGAAGTTAATTCTATTCAAGCACCAATTCGAGAAAACTTTGAAACCGAAGAAGAATTTATAGATTCACGTTTACAATATAATCTAGCCAAGAATGCAGCTGAAAGAATCAATCAAGAAGAAAACTATAAAATTTCAAAATCTAAAGAGATATTTGCTGAAAAAGTATCAAAAGCAGAACAAATCGGACAAGATAAGTATCATGATTTTGATGAAGTAACACATGAAATTGGGAAAAAAGGAATATTAACGAATGTAGCATTAGTTGAAGCAGTTCTTGACTCTGAATATTCTGCTGATGTATTTTACATAATGGGGAAATATCCAGCTATTCGAGAAAAATTGAATAGTATGGAACCCATAAAAGCTATTAAAGAATTGGCAAAATTAGAACAAAGATTTGAACAGCAATTAAAATCTAAGAAAGTTGTTCAACCTGCAAAGAAAATAATTGAGCCAATTACTAATGGGAAGAATGGAACATCGGTAAAAAAACCATTGGATCAATATACTCAAGCAGATTTAGATAAATTAACATTGAAAGAGTTTACAAAGTTAAGGAAAGAACAATCAAAGTTTAGTACTTATTAAAAATGGTGATAGTATGTTAGGAGATAATATTAAAAAAATACGAGAAGAATTAGGTTTTTCTATTGGTGATTTAAGTAAAAAAACTGGTATTAGTGATAATATTATTAAGGAATACGAAAATAATAATAAAATACCTTGTTCAGATACTTTAAATAGTATTTCTAAAGCTATGGATATAAAGGTTTCTTATATTATTAGGCCAGAACTAGCAACTAGAATAGGTAAATTACTGGAAGTTGAAAATTTACTTAAGAATGGGTTAGATGAAATTATTTTGTATGCTTTTAATAAAGAATATATTAGTGAATCTAAAGCCGCTGAACTAATGAATATTCCTCTTGAATTATTTAGAATTTTAGGTAATAAGAAATAAAGTTTCGCGATAACTATAAGCGCAGAATATTTTAAATAAAGTCTCACGAACTATAATCGTAGATTCCGCAATAAATCACTTTTGTTGGTGATTGCGAGACGTGAATTGGCAACGGTAAACAGCCAAATGACTCTTACAATCAACTAACAAAGGTGAAATATCATGTCGTCAAATATCTTTCAAAATGAAAGTTTAATCGCAAAAACCGTATTATCTGAGTTTGAAAATAACTTAGTAATGGCTCGTACTATCAATCGTCAATTCGAAGATACGTATAACAATAATACCGGTGTAACAATCAATATTAGAAAGCCAACTCGTTATGTCGTCACTTCCAATGCGGACATCACTACCGATCTTCAAGCTATCCAACAGCGCGTAGTACCATTAACCATCCAATTTCGTGATGTTGTTGCAATGACGGTTACGTCGCAACAATTAGCGTTAAACTTAGATGACTTTACGCGTGAATGTATTACTCCTGCGATGCTTCAACTTGCCAATAAAGTTGACTCACGAATCTACGATTCTTCGTTAAGTATTTACAATTACACAGGTACAGCAGGTACTGCTCCCAATAGTTTTTCAGTGGTTAATAGTGCACGCACTAAATTAACTGCATTGGGCGTACGAACTGATCCACGTTATTTGATGTTTTCTGTGAATGATGGTGGCGCTGTTTCCGATGGCTTATCTTCCCAGTTCAACTATGCACGATTTAACCAAGAAATTTTGGATAAAGGTGTAATCGGTAACATGGCTGGTTTTGATATGTATGAAGTTCAAAACAACATTACTTCTATTCGTAGTTCTATTCCAGACGGAACAACCATTGGTACTCCTGTTGTTGATATTAACTCAGTCAGTGGAGATACCATCATTGCCATGTTGGGATTAACGCCAAATATTACTGGTATTTTAAATAAAGGTGCTGTTTTTAGTGTAGCTGGCGTTGGTGCAGTTAATCCTATTGACAGAAAACCGACTGGTCAACCCATGAACTTTGTAGTAACTGAGGATGCTAATAGTGATAGCGTTGGATTTTCAAGGGTATCTATTGCTCCGACCATTATCTTTGATGGTGGGCCTTACGTTAACGTCACTGCATTGCCTACTGTTGGTGCAGCAATAACTGTTCAAGGTTCTCATACTTTGAACGTTGCTTATCACCCTGAAGCATTCACGATGGCTATGATCAAGTTGCCTGAGTTCAATGAAGCGGGTGCTTACATGAAGACCATGGTTGATACCAAATCCAAGGTTTCCATACGTATGACTAAGCAATATCAAATCATTCCTGATTTGTTAATCGTTCGCTTTGAAGTTTTGTATGGGGTGGAATGTTTCCCAGAGTATGCAACTCGACTTATGGGTAGTTTTAATACTGTTTAAAGATAAAAGATTGGATGAGATGGGAATCTTCTATTTTTCCCATCTCATCCAATCTCATTGATTTTTATAGATTTTTTTATAAACAACATAAAGGTAACTCTCAATGAAAAAACCAAAATTAGGCAGTGGTGGACGTTTTAAAGCTTTGGAAGGAAAGATGGAAGCAGAAGGTAAAAGCGAGAAAAGCGCTAAAGCGATAGCTGCATCTATTGGCCGTAAGAAATATGGCAATGCCAAAATGTCTAAAATGGCAGCTGCTGGACGAAAAAGGAAGATGAAATAATGAAAGATAAGAAACTTAAAGAAGTCGAAGTATTTGAACGAAGGTGGCTTCATCACGCTAAGAATGAATCAAAAATATTTGAAGCACATGAGATTAAACAAGCCATGAAAGAAGGATGGAAGTTTTGGCCATGGGAAGTAGATAAGAAAGAAGTAAAAGAAGTAAAAGAAGTAAAAGTAAAAACTTCACCTATTTCAGATAAGTTAAAAGAAATTTATGAAGAAGATAA